CCCACTACCATCTCTACAAGCTCTTTGAAGATTGGTACAACTTCTGGCTCTAGCGATTTGTATGTTGGCGCTGTGATCTCTATTGATTCAGATACATCTGGCGCAGTTGTTGGCTTTTCAGCCAACGGTTCTTCCAATGACTTCATCAACTTGAACGGTACAACTACCGGCGGTGTTGCTGGCACATGGATTCAAATCGTGGCAATTGCTGCTGACAAATACATGGTGACTGGGAATGTTATTGGTTCCGGCACTGTTGCTACACCATTCGCAGATTCCTAATCAACCCAAGGGGCTTCGGCCCCGTTTTTAAAGGAGATTGATTATGATGCAAACAGACGTAAAGTCGCTTCTTGTAGCGGCTTCGGCAACTGATACTGTTGTTGGCGGCACAAACCGCAATAGGTTAAAAGCTCTTACGATTTCGTATGCGGCTACTGGTGGAACTGTTGTTGTCAAGGATGGAGCCGCAAGCTCTGTTACGCTATTTTCGTTCCCCGCTCCAACAGCAATTGGGACAATACATATCCTAATACCCGGAGAAGGTATTTTGGCAAGAACTAGCTTGGCAGTCACCACAGGTGCGGGTGCTTCTGTGGTTGTGTACTATGGCTAAGTCACCAGCATGGCAACGCAAGGAAGGCAAATCGGACGCGGGCGGACTGAACGCCAAGGGCCGTGCTTCCTACAACAAAGCCAATCCGGGCAAGCCGGGATTGAAAGCGCCCCAACCAGAGGGCGGGTCCCGGCGCGACTCCTTCTGCGCTCGAATGAGTGGCATGAAGAAGAAACTAACAAGCGCGAAGACGGCAAACGATCCGAATTCACGTATCAACAAGAGCCTACGGGCGTGGAACTGCTGACATGAGCGATTCGCACGAAACGACAAAGCATGTTGTTGATGCGCTGTCGATAATGACTGTTGTAGGAACCTTAGTGGAAATGCTGCCGTCTATTGCTGCACTCTTTACAATTGTGTGGACGCTGATCCGCATCTGGGAAACTAGAACAGTTCAAAATTTGTTAGGGCGTACTAAATTAACCAAGGATGGAGATTAGTTATGAAACCAGTAGATATGAAAAAGAACCCCGGTGTAGCCAAGCTACCTACAGCCGTACGTAATAAGATGGGCTTTATGAAAGAAGGCGGCATGGCCAAAAGCAAAATGCCAGCAGCTTTGGCTAAGCATGCAGGCATGCCAGCTTCCAAGGCTCACAAAGGTCTGAAGGCTGGCGGTATGGCTCCATCCAAAATGGGTTCAGTCAAAACTTCCGCTACTCGAGATGGTGTTGCGTCCAAAGGTAAAACCAAGGGCACGATGATTGCAATGAACATGGGCGGCAAAGCCTGTTAAGGAGTAAATCATGAAAATTAGCTTACCTGATAATAGAGATGTTGGCGAAGCCGTTGGCGATAGCAACGAGGGCATGAAAGAAGCCAGAGATAAATACGATGCGCGTCAAAAGGCAATCATGGATGAATCTATGGAAGACAGTCTTCTGAGGCAAAACATGATTTCAGCGGGTTCTGATTTCAAAGGTAGACCTCAAGATGAGGGATACAGGCCAAATAAAGGTACTGCAAAGGAACGCGCTACGGCTGAAGGCGCGTATGACTCAGGTAAGATTACCGAGTCTGGAGACCAAGGTTTTGGTGGCCCCGGTTCAAGTAGAACTGTAAAAGCTACTCCCAAGGCTATGCCTAAATCTACCGCTGACAGTGAAATAACTCGCATGAAAAATCGTGCTAAATCTGCTGAAATGCCTTCAGGTGCCCCCGGTCGTGGCAAGTCCGCTGAAATGCCTGCTGACGTAACCAAAATGTCTTTGGCAGATCGCGCCAAACGAAGCCGTGAAATGGCCAGAAGTGGTAGCGGTACAACTGATAAGCGTTCTGTTGGTGAACGCTTAAAATCCGCATTTGGTATGAAGAGCGGTGGTTCAGTTTCATCTGCGTCTAAGCGTGCTGATGGTATTGCTACCAAAGGTAAGACACGCGGAAGAATGTGCTAAATCATGATGGCCAGCCGTGGTATGGGGGCAATGCTCCCAAGTAAAATGCCTAAAGGCAAGCGTAAAGCTCGCCGGGATGATACTGACTTCACGCAATATGCTGAAGGCGGTAAGGTAAATGCCGCCGGTAATTACACTAAACCCGAACTGCGCAAGCGGATTGTGTCTCAAGTAAAAGCCGCAGCTACTCACGGTACAGGCGCAGGACAGTGGTCTGCACGTAAAGCACAACTTGTGGCTAAGAAGTACAAAGATGCTGGCGGGGGATACAGAGATTGAAAGCTCCTCAGAAATCTCTTAAAGACTGGGGCGACCAGAAATGGCGCACTAAGTCTGGTAAACCGTCAAGTAAGACGGGAGAGCGATATTTGCCTGAAGCGGCTATTAAGTCTTTGTCTCCGCAAGAATATGCAGCCACAACCAAAGCTAAGCGTGCTGGTAAAGCATCTGGCAAACAGTTTGTAGCGCAACCTAAAACAATTGCAAAGAAAACGGCAGGATTTAGATGAGCACTACCGGAACCACACTGTTCAACATGGACTTCACGGAGATTGCCGAGGAAGCGTGGGAGCGTGCGGGCCGGGAGATGCGTTCTGGTTATGATTTGCGTACAGCACGTCGTTCCATGAACCTGATGACGATTGAGTGGCAGAGCAAGGGTATTAATATGTGGACTATGGAGCAGGGGTTTATTAACCTGACTCCGGGTTTAGCTACATACGCCTTACCAACGGACACGATTGATTTGCTAGAGCAAGTTATTCGTACTGGGTCTAACACTGCGTCTACGCAGGCGGACTTAACCATTACACGCATTAGCGTTTCTACTTATGCAACTATTCCAAACAAGCTTCAACAAGCTCGCCCAATTCAAGTCTGGATTCAAAGACTTTCTGGCGAAACTAATCCAACGGCTGCGGTCTTGGTGGGCGCGATTACGGCAACGGACACCTCAATAACGCTTAACACTGTAGTTGGGTTAGCGGGTGCGGGCTTTATCCGTCTTGGCACGGAAGACATCTACTACACCTACATAACAGGAAACACTCTTGGCGGTGTGTTCCGTGGACAAAACAATTCAACGGCTGCGGCACAAGCAGATGGTACGGCTGTATTTGTACCTCAGTTCCCTGCTGTAACTGTTTGGCCTACACCCGATAACTCAGTACCCTATCAGTTCGTGTACTGGAGACTCAGACGTGTCCAAGACGCTGGTGCTGGTGTTGAGACAGCCGACATGAACTTCCGCTTCCTGCCCTGTTTGGTAGCTGGCTTGGCGTATCACATAGCGATTAAAGTGCCTGAGTTAATGCCTCGCGTGGACATGCTCAAGCAGATGTATATGGAAGCGTTTGAGATTGCCGCAGGCGAGGACAGGGAGAAAGCCCCTGTTAGATTCGTGCCGCGTCAGATGTATATTGGTGGTTCGTAATGGGTAATCGGTACGCATCAGGCAAAAAAGCGATTGCCATGTGCGACCGCTGTGGCCAGCAATACAAACTAAAAGTGCTTAAGACTGAGATTATTAAGCAGCGTAAGTATCAATTGTTGGTTTGCCCTGAGTGCTGGGATCCCGACCAGCCGCAGTTAATGTTGGGAACATTTCCGGTAGATGATCCTCAAGCTTTGCGTAACCCACGCAATGACACAACGTATGTAACTTCTGGCATAAATGCAGATGGTGCTTTGTCTGGTGGTTCACGAGATATTCAGTGGGGCTGGAACCCAGTAGGTGGGTCTAGTTTAAATGATGCAGGATTGACACCAAACTACTTGGTGGCAACGACATTTGTTGGTACAGTAACGGTATCTTAAGGAGCTTAAAATGGCATACACACGATCAGCCGACGGCATTGCTAAAAAAGGCAAAACCGAAGGCACAAATTTGGGCAATAGTGGCCCTACCCAAAAAGAAATCATGGGCGGCAGGGGCAAGGGTAAGGGTAAAACCAATGCTGATATGTTGTCTATGGGTCGTAACTTGGCAAAGATTGCCGCACAGAAGCGAGGCTAATCATGGCTACATTTAGCAAAAAGATAATGGGTAAAGAAGTGGGCGATGCTGCGGTCTACGCTACACCCCATACTATGACGGGTAAAGTGGTTACGGCTTCCTCCAATCCCGGCTCTGGCCCTGACCACAGTGATGCAAATACAGTCAATATGTCTGTAGGCAACGTTAATCGTCGCGCACAACCGGCTGCTAAAACTTCTGGTATTAAAGTACGCGGTACTGGTGCGGCAACTAAAGGTTTGATGGCTCGCGGCCCAATGGCTTAAAACTATGACAATGACATACGCCCAACTTGTTGCCGCTGTAACTGATTACACGCAGAACACGTTCGACACGACCTCGATCAATGTAATGATCCAGCAGGCGGAGCAACGCATCTATAACACGGTGCAGATTGCCAACTTGCGTAAGAACGTGACGGGTGTATTGTCAACCGGCAATAAGTACTTAGCCTGTCCAAATGATTTTTTGTCAACATACAGCCTTGCCATATACCCAGCCTCTGGCACGGGTGATTACCTCTACCTGCTTAACAAGGATGTGAACTTCATGCGTGATGCATATCCTAATCCCACAACCACGGGAAAGCCTAAGCATTACGGTATCTTTGGGCCACAGTCAGCCAATGTAAATGAGTTGTCGTTTATTCTTGGCCCCACGCCAGATGCTAACTACAACGCAGAACTGCATTATTACTATTACCCAGAGTCTATTGTTACTGCCTTGACTACATGGTTAGGTGATAACTTTGACTCTGCATTGCTGTACGGCACTCTGTGTGAGGCAGGAACATACATGAAGAGCGCACCTGAAGACGGTATGTACAAGACGTACCAAGAACGGTACGTTCAATCTATTGCTCTTCTCAAGAACTTGGGTGACGGCAAGCAGAGGATGGATTCCCCTCTTCTATCCTCCCTCCCCCTTCTTCT